AAGATTTAATGCGATTGCACTGCTTTGCGCTGTAGAAAGTGATGAGTGATAACACCACCAGTTGCTAGATATTCCTCGTGTTTTAACAATATAAAATGCTGGGGCTGCGTTAAGACCGTGCCCAAATGTTCCAGTACCTGAAGATTGGGTGGTTAGCGTTGCGATGCTGAACCCCGCCGTAGCGTTAGCGCGGACTGTACTGGTTATCGTGCCGCTGGTGTTGGTTGAGTTGGACGACGCTGCATCCCATGCCCAGGCGACGTAGGTAGCGGAGGAGCCGTTCTGTCCTGCATAACTTCCCAATGTGAAGCCATCAGAGTTGAACGCTGTTATCCCGCTCTGCGTGTCTTCTGCCTGCGTGGCGTTAGAAACAAGACGCTTTGTAGTCCCACGGACTGCATCAAATAAACCGTGATCGTATGCGTTACTCCTTGACTTGATCCACACCAGTTCAGGACCAAAATTCAAACCACTGACGGTCAGCGTTGAGCCGTTACCCGTATACAGCTTTGCGTCAAAGTAATCCGCCGGTTTAGCAATGGTCGGGGCGGTGAGGTTCGTGTCCACCAAGGCTTTGAACCCGCTGGGGGCGGTGTACGCAAAGGCGCGTTGGCCGAAGTTGGCGACAGCAGAATTGGTACCTCCACTGGTCCCGTTGGTGATTGCCGGTTTCCAGCCGCCACTAGAAGCAGGCAAAGTAATGCTGCCTTGGGCGGTATTGTTCTTGTAGAACTGAACCGTGCCACTGTCTAAGTTGAGTGCAATCCCGATAACGTCATTGGTTGTAAAACTACTGCCATAGCTACTGACTGAACCATCCACGTATTTTTCGCCAGAAACACTGTAATAAGAAACTCCTTTTGCAAATAAGCTAGTGCTATAGAAGTTGGATTGCTGAACACCAATACCTAAATTGGAGGAGGTTGCGGTAACTTCCCAATACCACTTGCCAGTGGTTGCTGCAATGGAACCGCATACGGTCATCGCCGTTGAAGCGCCCCCGATAGAAGCATCAAGATTGCCGTTTGTAAGCGTCGTAGATACTTGATCCAGCGGGTTAAGCGTGCAGTAATTCCCCCGCACCTCACCGCCCGCGCCGGTGTCCGTCCCATAGCTGCTGGGCGAATCAACGAGCGAATCGTTGCCGCTGCCCGATGCAACGGAGAAGTTGTTAGGCGTCCAGTTGTTGCTGCCAGCAGCATCTTTGCCCAGCGTCGTGCTGGTGGTGCCCGAGTTATCGCTGAACGTCAGCCTGAACCCATTGGTGCCGTAGCTAATTGAAGTTGGCGTCTTGGGCACCCACTGGCCTGTGACCGCATCGGTCTCCGCAAATGTCGATGGCGTGGTCGCGGTGCCGTCGAGCAGGTACACGTCTGCGATGTAGCCATCGAGAGAAATGCTGCCGCCCCCGCCCCAGTCACCTAAATAGTGCGCTTGAACACTGTTGATGTAGGACTCTGAGTTCTGAGCCGGATAAGTTGCCGTGCCAAAGTCAGTTACTTGAGTGCCATTCACATACAACTTGACTCGGTTTGTACTTGTGGCCTGCGTGGTGTCTACAGCCAAGACAAGGTGGTACCAAGCCGATACGTCTCTGTAGACAGCGGTGGTTGATAAGTTGACGTGCGTGGTAGTTGATCCACCAGTCGTATAAACACCGCCAAAAAACTCAAGCTGATCAGATGAGTTAAAGCCCAGATACTGATAACGGCTTAAATTTGAGTAATAAGACCCAAAGAAGTACTTCTGCCCCAGTTTGGATCGCTTGATCCACATCGACAGCGTGTAGGTCTTTTGATTCCCCGCACTGCCGGGCGTTCTGGACAGGTAGGCCGAGTCGGCGCTGTTGAACCTAAGGCTCCTGCTGATCCTATATTGAAGATTCTGATTCCCGCTTGAACCAAGAATTGACGGATTGTGAAAATGAGCCATCAGCTATAGTTCCCAGTCCAAACAGCGTGGATAGAAGTCGTTGTACGAACAATATAATCGACCCGATCAACAGCATTAGCAGCCGTAGAGAGCGTCGGAGCAGTCCCTCCAGCCCAATCCCAATAAGAACCCCAGCTGGCCGTACGTCCTCCAGTCCCATCCTGGACTACAAATAAGGAACCACTTTGACCAGCAACTAAGTTTGTTGGGTTGGCAATTGTTCTTGCCCCACCGAGGGTTACGGTAAAATTATTATTTGACGAAAAATCTGGTGTGATTGTGGCTGCATCTGTAAGCGTCGTAATTGCAGCACGCTGAGCAGCAGTAAATGTCTGAGCACTCTCAAGAAGCGCCAGGGTTCGCGCATTCCCGTTGGATGTCAGACCAACAACACCAGAACTGGCACGATAGAAGCCGGTGTCCGTGTCGTCAGAGAAGGTGATGCTGGGAACGGCGATGCTTCCGTCGGGATATGTACCACCTGCATTGACGTAATCAGCGCCAGCCAGAATGACACCAAAGAAGTCTTCCCCGGTGTTTGGTGCCGAGCTGAAGACGATGTTGCCACCACTCAGGCGGAACCCTTCTGCGCCAGTGTCATCGGGCCGTTGGATGACACCACCAACGGAAATGAGGCATTGCTGGGAGTTTAGGGGAAGCGGAGATGGAGCTACCCCACTAACGAGAAGGGCAAAGGAAGTGGTAGAACCGTTAAAAGAACCGCTAATATCATCAATATTTTTATAGGTTGGAAATGCAACCTGTAAATTATTACCAATGTAGGCCAAGGTTCTACACTCTTAACGCTGATATTTCTTATTCTACAGGGTCACTATTAGGACCAGCAGTAGAAGGAGCGGTCGGCCAGATGACAGATTCCGGACCAGTTGCTGCGTAGGTTTGGGGAAGATCACGCAGGATCTGACGGTAGGCAGCCCACTGAGCTTGATCAATGCTGGCGTCTGGAATCATGGTCCAGTCAGTGTCACGGATGATCTGGTCCCGCTTGGCTCGGATAGTGCCCCAGGTGAGTTCACTGCCTTCTGCGGGAAGCGGGGTGTTGCCTTCCTCCAGCCAGCGCAGGTATGCCTGGTAGTCCGTGTTGGTGGGGTCGAAGGGGATGAAGGCACCATCGCTTAAGCGTTTAAGTGCTTCATTATTTAGGACCAAGTTTTTAATGAGTTCGTACATAGTCAGAGCTCCGCCGATGCGATGTAATTAAAAAGTATGTTATTGCCACCGGGAGAAATTGTGCCGCCAGAATTGTTTTGATAAACAAAACTTGTATCGCTTGAAAAATTTGTAGTACTTGCAATCACCAAAGCGTCTGCTGCTAAATTTACCCCATTACCATCCGAGACGCGATCTACTGTTCCGTTGTAAGAGTAAATTGTAACGGTAGGAGTGGCTCTTTTTGTAACAGTATATCTAACGTTGCCATAAACGTAGCCACTTGCAACGCTAGAAACAAACGCAGCAACCGTGCCTCTGCTTGCCGTTCCAGCGCCTTCTCCTTGCTTGTAACTTTTCTCGTAATACCTCTGACACAACGCCAACTCCTGCCCGTAGCTGCGCCGCTCAAACGGGGTGGCGACGGAGCCGGCTTCCAGTTGCACGCCGGTGATGTAGAACGTGGCGGATGCGGTGCCAATGACTGAAGTCGCGCCTGTTGCAGAAATATAACCACTTGCAGCCCAGGATCCGGCGGTACCGCTATTGGTAGAGCCTACCCCCAGACCCCAAAAGATTTGCATCCCTATACCATTGTCTGTGACCCAAGTACCTGTAGTATCACCGGGGATCGTGATGCTTTTATACTCGAATGTATTTGCAGCAGAAATTGTATAAGTAAACGGGTAAGAACGATTGTAAGCGCTATTTGAAACAGCGCCGCCAAATGTTCCAGTTAAAGAACTGCGCACCCAAAACGAAAGAGTTACCGTTTTGGCGTTGGCGGTGCCCCAATCAAAGTCCGCAACATTGAAACCTTCAGGTTTTTGGGCAATGTATGCATATTGAGCTGCACCAAGTGATGTATCTGCTGTGCCTGTTGTTAATAATGCTGACCGTTGAAATCCAGTTGGCGCTGTCGTAGATTGCTGGATGGTCATAGTACCATCGGTATCTTCTACCGCAAACCACCGATCTAGGAAGTATGTCTGACTAGAAGTCAGAGAAGCACTCGCCCCAGCATTTCTCTGATCAATCCGCATATCGCCGTTGATGATGCGATTAGTAAACGGACCAACTGCATTAAAGACGTTATCGTTTAACCTTGCGGCATCAACTTCAGTAAGTGCCATTATCTACTCCTCCTTACGGTGTCTGCTCAAGGTAACTAACAGAAATATCTAAAGCTGTGGCCGTATCAGCCCTGGCACGCAGGATATCACTCGATTCCATGATGATCTTACTGCCGCTGATGATCTCCAGGGACGAACCAGCAGGCACCGGAGCATTACGAATCAGGTACACATCATCACCGGTGCTGGTCACCAGGTAGATGTCAACGTTGGCGCTGCTGCCGGTTTTATTGGAAACCAGGACACTTAGCAGAATGACAGTGGCACTGGCGCCTGCAGTGAGGACGTTCGTGGTGGTGTTGCTGACTGCGTCTGTAACCAGGCTCGATTTGGTATCGATCTTAAAAGTATTAGCCATATCAGCTCAGAGCAACGATAAGAGCGAGGTTTTCAGTTGAGTTAAAGGTACCAGTCACGGTCAAACTGCCTGTGATGGAGACGTTTCCTGGAATGGTAACTGCACCAGATGAATCTATTGTAAGCCTAGCAACACCTCCCGTCACTAGAGCAATCTGATCAGCGCCGGGACTGATAATCCCTGTGTTGGAATCCGAAGCAAATTTTAGAGCGCAACTGCTGAGAGAACCCAGAGAAAAAGCAGCGTTAGTGCCGTCTTCGCGGAGAAGGGGATAGCCACCTGCTTGAACAGCATCATGAACAACACAAGTGTGCTTAACAGTATCAACGGTAACCTCACCTAATGCCCCCGTGAATGTGGCTGTTTCAGCTGAAGTACCACGCCGGAATTGTACTTGAGTTGCCATAATCTTATCCTAATGCAATAGCGATTGCAGTGGCAAAATCTTGAGTTGAGATCGTACCGTTTTCATTTGGTACGGTCATGGTTCTTGTTGTGCTGCTCGAAATACCAGAACACTCAAATGCCAACTGCTTAGTAGCATCCGCATTATCCTGCACCCGGAATGAAGAGTCGGAGAAAGTTGCGGGAAGGGTAGAAGTATCCAAAAGCACCGTACCCGCCAAATCTGGGAAGGTGACCGTGCGATTGGCGCTTAAAGTTGCCGTACGCATTTCAACAACAAAGTCGCTACTACCTCCTGCGCGTCCGACAATCAAGAATCCATCCTGCGTAGCTGCTGGACGGAAAACCTGACCTGCAGCATTGGTGAATGAATTCGCACCAGTAAACGCATTTGCTAATCCAGCCAGAACCAAAGTCCCATCTGAATCTGGTACAGTCAATGTCCGGGTTGTAGATCCACTGATATTGGCTGCACTGAAAGCAATTTGTTTGCTGATATCAGTTGTATTTCGAATTCGGAAACCACTGTCATTTGTCGTAATGCCAGTAGAGGTGACAGACGTTAACCCAGACAGTGTCGTGGAGCTGCTACCAAGAGCAATCGAAGTTGAACCAACGGTGATTGAACTATTCGCTAATTGAGCATTAGGTATAGCGCTGGTTCCAAACTCTCCGGTAGTGCTGTTGTAGGTAAGACCTGAGCCAGCAGCAACCGAAAGGCTAGTGAGTAGGGCAACCGTACCAGTGGCGTCAGGGAAGGTGATGGTCCGATCAACCGTCGGATCGACAACTTGAAGTGTGGTTTCAGCTCCATCAGCAGTTGAGCCTTCAAAAATAATTGCTCCTGGCTCGAGATTAATGCTGTTTGCAGAACCAGTTCCACCGCCAATATTGATAAAACTGCTAGCGGTCAGACTTGTTATAGAAAGAGCAGTTACTGTGCCGCCAAGTGAAACAGACGTGCTCCCAAATGTGATCGAGCTATTAGCTAATTGTGAATTTGGGATTGCACTGGTACCAAACTCACCGGTTGTGCTGTTATAAGTTAAGCCAGAACCAACAGCGACACTGAATTTAGCTCTAACTTCAGAAGCCGAAGGACCGGTGTAAGTAATAACACCAGTGGAGTTGTCGTACGTTAATGAGCCATCACCACCAGAGTCTGTAACAGAAATCTGCTGGCGAATGTTAGAAGCAGTTACAACGCTATAAGTAAATGCACCAGTGGAATTATCGTAAGCAAGGCTGCCAAACCCTGTGCCACTGTTGGCTGCGCTGAAGTGTGCGCGAACTTCGCTGGCGGATGGTCCGGTATAAGTGATAACACCCGTGCTGTTATCGTAAGCTAACGAACCATCACCGCCAGAATCGGTAACCGAGATCGACTGGCGAGCCCTAGATTGAGTAAAATATTGATTAGTTCCTTCTGCAAGATCAGTTGTAGAGTTGCCTGCAAAGTCGAGCTTATCTGTCGGAGTGTTGACCTCCTGAAATAACCCGCTAACCAGACAAATTGCCTTTCTAGTTGCCATTTTGTAGCTCTACGTGACTCCCCTTAGAATCCCAAGATCGAGCCTTTAGTTATACCCATCCTACCAATAGTACCGTTCACGACAGTTGAACTGGTGGCTCAAGTTGGACAATTAACTCGGAACCACTGGCAGCCTCTCCAATTCGTGTAACAAAATGGCCAGCCGTGGAAGGTGGTGTCGTAGTTATCGCACCAGCACTAGATGCTGATAAATAATAAATCTGTCCGGGTGATAAACCAGAAGCAGGCGCTAGTCCAACAATTAGAACCCGAACCAATTCTCCAGCTAGCTTGGTTGTTTGTGCAATCCCAATTGCGTTAGCTTTATCAAACGTATCGTTGGCTATTGCTCTTCCAACTTTGCCATCACTAACCCTAGCGTAAACAGCCTCACCTTGATTTACATTTTCGAACGCCAATGCCTGGAAGCCAGCAACCCCGTAAACAGTTTGACCGGCCATTGTGGACTTTAGATCAATTAAAGCCTCCGTCAAACCCTCATTATTAGGGGCGTACGGATCATAATTACTTACGCCAGGCATCAGGAGAGTTGGATAGGAGGCTCTAATTGAATACTAAAATCAGCAGTTGTTGCTCCTTCCCCAACGCGGGTCACAAATTGACCAGCTGTGGATGGAGCCGTCGTTGTAATCGCTCCAGCAGTTGTACTTAAGAAGTACACATCACCGGGATCAACAGTAAACGACATCGTTTTAATACCAGCAACTAATACCTTTACAGTTTCCCCGGTGTTAGCAGCAGCATCTGCAAAACCGACAACCAACGCTTCATCCGCTGTACCGTCTGCCTGAGCTAAACCAACCTTTCCGTCTGAAATTCTCATATACAGAGCAGCACCATTTGTAACGGGCTCAAATGTTATGGCATCAAAACCGACGCGTGAGGGAGCAAATACCGGAAAACCTTCCTTCATATCGATAATCGCATCAACCAAACCCCTATAATTCGGTTCATAAGGCCTACGCGTCATCGTAAAAGCATTGGCTGTCATCAAATCAACCAATACAGCAATGGCGCCTTCTATATTTGGTTCGTATCCAGTTGCCATCGACTACAGCCTGCGTATTAACATTCTAAGTTGCTGATTACTTTAGAATAGAAGAAAAATATTTGGTGAAAGTGTCGCCAGAATTAATCGCAGCGGTGTTATCTGGCAGCATAGGTGCTTTTGCCGGACTCTCCAGAGCCTTAAGCAATTTTAATCGGCGAATTGAGCGTCGATTTGAAGTAATTGAGCGCGATCTTGATAATTTTCAAGATCGTGTTATTAGAGATTATGTATTAAAAGAAGATTTTCTCAGAGAAGTACAAGCAGTACATACTAAATTAGACCGAATTTTAGATCATATTCTGAATCACCCACATTGATTAGATCGCAATCCAGGCGGCAGTAGCTGCGTTATACATAAACAAACCAGGGATTAACTGATCATAGTGAAGTTGGCCGTCTATAGGGTTAACAGGCTTGCCATTGCTATTGGAAACAACTGCTCTTGGTGTTCGCCAAGCAGTGCCGTCATACAGCTTGAAAATATAAGTACTGGATGTATCTAACCAAGACTCCCCCTTACTGAATAATGTAAAACCAGCAGCTGGGGTGTTGGGAGCCGTAGATCCGATAAACGTAGGGCCGACTTTAATCAGTCCCGTTGATGGGGTAGCAGTATTGTCTGCAAAATAAAGGCCGGGATCCCCAGGATTATTGTTAACGGCTAATTCTGCAACGCCCAACCGAATTGGGAATGGCCTATCAAATAAGACAGAAGACCTTCTTGATAAAATCTGAACTGCCATTGTTAAGAGTTGATATAAAGACCGCCATCAACCACGGTATCTTGCGCGGTTAAGGGTGAATACGTTTCACAGTCTATCAGACTAGTCTGAGAGGCTGGTTCAACAGGGACACCGTTGAGATAGATGCCACCGATGATTAATCCGAACTCAAAATCAGGGACGTAGTTAACAAGGGGCTCATCTAGCATCCCTAGTTTTGTATCCTGAATCAGTGTTGGTTGAATATTAAAAAGCTTGCTCATCATTGTGAGCATCCTATTGGCTGTATTAACCTCAGTGCCATTCCGATCCAAAGACCCATCTGCGGCACGGCGGATGCTATCGGTCATCATCATGGTTACGAGTTCAGTACCATAATTTGCAACCTGTTCTGGCTGGTTGCGGGAACCAGTAACGGAGCTGCCACCAACCCATGGCATACCCTGCTGCATCATCGCTAAACGCTCAGCTGCCTGTCGCAAGCGCTCGTTTTCTTTTTCAAAATTTCTATAAAATACATCAAGACCTGTACCGATGGGTTTATCACTCGGCTCTAAAATCCAAGAGCTAACAAAATCATGTTCTCTTAAATTACTGACTGTAACGTAACCTCCGGTAGTCTCACTAAAAGGGTAAACAACAACAAATGTATCTTTGCTTGGAACAGTCGTAATTGTATATTGACCGGAAAGAGCGCTACCACTAGTGAAATCCAGTTGAATCTTTGTGTTTGCAGACAACCCATGATCTGGAGCGGAAACGGTGATATTTGGACCAGATTGAGTGTACGTTGCCGCAATAGCAATAGGCTCGTTTCCCTCATCATGAACCAAAGAAAACATCGCAGCGTAAATATGTTTACACCAGCGGATTTGATAATAAAACAGATTTGGATACGAATAATCGCTAGTGTCTTGATAATCCGGTAAACCGTAAAAATTATTGATGACCGAATAACCTAAATCCGAAAAACTGCCGGGAATATCTCTCTCGTTGCTTAATGAATTATCATCGTTTTGAGTTTGTCCTGGCTTGGTTGATGTAATTGCCGTAACCGGAAAACGTTTGTTGGTTTTCTCACTATACAAATTAAATCCATCACGGCGCATAAAATCCTGACATGAACATTGCCAACGAAGTTCGGTCGTTAAAAACCGCCCAACGGTAAAACCTCTTGTCGCCGGTACAGTCGTTACATATTTATTGTTAACTAAGATACTGCCATAGCTATCGTCTCTTTGAAAAATAATTTCATTTGTTGTAACGTCAACACCCTTTACCGTATAACCAACGTAATCATCGTACCTAAATCCTGGTATTAATCGGCTAACAATCAAATTGCCACTGGTAATACCGCTGTCAATTGTTGAAATCGTTAATTGAGTTGAACTTAATACTGTGACATCATATTGACCAGATGAAACAAGTCCACTTGTTACAGCTATAAAAATCCTATTACCTGTCGATAAGCCATGGGCTGCAGTACAGGTAATTGTTACCGTAGAACCAGTTCGCGTATAAGTGGAGGCAATACCTGGATCCTTCTCAACAATCCGATCTACAAGTCTTTCCCCAGCAAAGAAACGAACTGGGATTGGTATCGAACGTAATCGAACTCTCGTGGTCGTCCAGCGGGGATCTGAATAAGCGGTCGTCAAATAGTAAAGTACATTGCCCGTCGTTGTTAAAGAGCTAGCAGCTGTAACAGTAAACGTATTTTGAGTTGTTGAAACAATTGTTAGCGTTGCATCAACACCAGCGCCACTCAGAATATCCAGATATACGCTTTCACCAACCAATAAGCCGTGATCTGGCTCAGTAATAACTAGTGTTGTACCAGATTGAGAATAGGTCGCGGATACAGGCTCTCCTAAATAACGAACCGCAAGAATTGGCAATCCAAAATTATAAAAATTGAATCCATTTGCATCTCGCATTCCGACAAGCTGTTCGCTAATTTCCTTATCAGTTGTCGGAAACGTAAAAACACGGCCAGGGATAAAAACACCAGGGAATTGCTGAAAGGCGCAGTACATCCGGAAATCACCTCGGCGGCGCCTTTCACTCGCGAAAGAACCGAGTACGCTCTGCGTAATGGTGTATAGCTCATACCCACGACGCCAACGGGCCCACAGGGAGTCATAATCGTAAAAACGTACACGACTCCTTAAATCTTTATTTTGAGGTAAAAAATTAAATTTTTGCGTTTCTTTGGCGTAATCCTCTACAGCACGAAACTGTTTAGGATCACTAAAATCACCAAATGTTTTGCCACGAAAATTTTTCTTCGACGGAGGATCGAATCCGCCAACGTCGAATGGCATGGCTACATCAATAGTATCCGGCTTGAACGCCGACGTAGAAGCCGTTGGTTAACGCAGTAGCACCACTTGCTGCCACGTAAAGGGCTTGGCCACGTTGCAGAATCAAACCACGGGTTTTTGGCGATGTGGTACTGTTAGTGCTGGTGAAATTTGCACCAGCTTGCACCACTGGGTGATTAATTAACGGTAAGACGTTGTTAATCGTTAGGCTGTAAGTTTGGTTTTCGTATACCGCAGGAATGCTGGCTACAAATAAAGGGAAGAACTGGTTGGTATTGGTAATTGTCCCAGTGTTGACTAGGTAGAAACAAAAGTCAACAGGTAAACGACAGCTAACGTTACCCGTAATAGGACCAGAAATACTAGGAATCGTGCCAGTAAAGGTGGTTGGAGTAACCGCCGTGACCATTACAGCCTGGTCAATAGGAGTGGTGCCAGAGCTATAGGAGGTGAAATCTAACCAGACTTTTTGCCCAACTTGAACGTTATGGCCACCACTAATCGTAACTACAACGTTAGTACTATCGGCAGAATACGTACCGCTAGTTACAGCCAGTGCATCAATAAACTCAATGTTCCGCTTGGAGTATTGGAACCAAATCTCATCAATATATGCGCCACTGATAGCCGTATCAGTCAGAGCAGAGTCAACATCAAAAACTTTGGTGGCGTTACCTACAGCCGTTGGTACAAGGCTGGTAGAAAAGGCCTGACCCGACGCAACCGAAACCAGGGTTGAGGTGGTTGCTGGCCGGTCAACCAAAAGCGGCTGCTTATTGGAACTGGATGACGACATTAGCCCTTTTACGCTATCTCTGACTAAACCTTATTGTAGCGCAGTTGCCTTCTTGACTTCTTTCTGTTTCTTTCTATTTTGTAGCCACAGCCGGAAATACTGAAGCTCAGCAGGTGTGTAGAGATCAGGATTCTTTAGAGCCTTCTTTACCAGCTTCTTCTTTTTTGTCATGCTTCCGCCCTCGCTTCTGTTCTTCCAGTCTAACGCGAGCTTTCTTGACAGCTTCTTTACGACGCTCTTTGTCACCCTTGGCTTGGTCTTCAGAAGAACCTTCTTTTTCTTCTTGCTTCTTTTTAAAATGTGCCAACAACTCAGGGGGCATCGAATTCTTTTTGGACATTTTGATTAGCGACCTGCTAGACGAGATGGAGAAGAGCTGTAGGCTAAATACTGAGAGCCTGGGGCTTTAGTGGTCTGCTCTGGTGAATATTTCATGGAAGCAGATTCTTCGGCCATACTTGTAGTTGGCTGAAGTTCGCTTAATTTATCACCAGCCATTCTGATACCTCCAGTGCCAGTCAGCTTAGAAATGGCGGAGTCACGAATCTGACGGACGTAATCATTTTGAGGTGCGGATGCACCTTGAGCCGCTGAATCGACTGCGCGTGGTTCAGTTGATGCTCCAGAAGGTGAGGCGCCCATAAATCAAATAATAACGTCCAAATTTCGCAACTCTGCACCACCAATATAAGGTGCAGGTAATAAAGGAGGATTACCAGTACTACCTATTAAGTTTAAATTAAATGCATCCCCAGCGAGCCGTGAACGTCGTTCACGAGGTAATCGAGCACCGATACCTAAAACTCCCCCACCACCTCCAGGTAAAGTGGGGTCTGCTGCCATAAAGCTTTGAAAGTCTCCTTGATTTGTTGGTAATGGTGCTTCGTACGGTTGTCTATTTTGGGATATACCTAACATATAACCCATCCGAGTTCCAGCCTTATCCATTTTGTTTTCTCCTGGAGGCAAGCTCTACCGCTCGACGAGCACGCTTAGCGCGTTCAGTATTGGGAACGAACTGCTTTCCTTCCCTCGACTCCCGCTGCTTCTTCTCGTCTGTCCTGCGTCTTTCTTCAGGCGATAATTTGGCCCAGGCCGACTCGGGGAGGTAACGTTCGGTGCTTTTCTGCCCAGGTTCGATGGCTTTGTCGGCAGTCATTCCTGAATTGATCCCCCATAAAGCCATGCATCACAGGTACGAGAACCGGCACATTTAAATTTAAATAATTGACAATACCCTAAATTTGCCCGTTCTTGTACATCCCAAGGATCAGCAGCTTCTTTCTCGTTAATACCCTCAATAATGCAATCAATTACTCGTGGTGACTGATCAAACGCAGCACAATTACAACAGCGAGCAGACATGACGGTATCCACATCACTGTTCCACATCTCGGCTTTTTTCTCCCAAAAACCAGGATCCGGAACGTCAGGATTGAGTGGACCATAGGCAAAATTCTTGATGGTCCAATTCCTATTTTTGATATTTTCTTCAATATCCGTCGTGGCACGGGGACAAGATTCGCCGACTTCGGTTACGGTTTTATTGAGAAGAATTTTAACTTTAGGTTCCATCAGGCTGCTGCAACACTAAACGTTACTACGGCAGCTGTGCCGCCAGACTCACTAACAAAACGAGGACGAACAAATTTAACAGGCCGATCGCCCACACTGTGAACAGTGGTTCCATTGGCGGTAACGGTTTGGTCGGCAATAATTGGGGCATAATTTGTTCCGTCAATACTACCTTCCAATCGGAACACAACGTTTGTATTAATCGTAGCAACCGTGGTAATCAAGGTGTAAGCCTTTGTGCTGCACAGATCATTTACCCCGACCTCAACTGTCGTACCCAAACCAGGCTCAGTAAGAGCAGTACTATTACTGAAAATTGTGTCTTGGAAAAAATAACCTGCCGCCATGGGTCTCAATATTTTCTTTTAGTTTAATTCAGCCCTTGTTCTTTTTCTCGTATTCCTCTTTCGTCATCCATTTCTGCTCACCCCATCTCTTTAAAGATTGTTGACCTTCGGTTCGCTCACCTTTATATCCACCACCGCGACGCTTATACGCTTGCGCCAGTAGTTGGGCTTTCCTGGCGGACCACTGTCCCGGCTTGCCTCCCTTAGATCCGGCTTTGATTCGAGCTTTAAGCCGTTCACGTAGTTCTGGTTTTGTATAGGCCATCAGAACTGGTTTTGAACTGGCTTTTTATTAAGAATAACAGGAGGAATGCTGTCACTATGGCTTCGATCTACTTCACGCATGTAAGCCGGATTATTCATCTGATATCGAGGATCATTAGAACCGTTGTAGCCAACTACATATCCACAACGATTTTCGACCTCTTGTCGATTTGCACTAAAAGGATCACTGAAATTTGGCGTCGTCAATTGATAATCCTGGTACATATTTTGATATGTCACCGGAAAACTTGGATAATAACCAGGTACAGCCGCAAATCTCATCAGCTCAGATAATTCGGAGTTTGCGCAAAAGCCTGGGTAAGCATAGAAACCGGATCAATCATTGAACGCACTTCCGGAGCCTCAGCCGATAAAGATTGCTGCAAATATGAACTTAAAAAGCTTTTAGGGGTTAATTGTTTATCTCGACCTCCGATAACGATATACGTATCAGCAGGAGATGCCTGTGGCTGCATCGTAGGGGCAGCCTCTGTAGGCTTACCTCCTTTGGTATGTAGCAATCGGATTTCGTAAGGAGTTCCCTGTGGGTCAGTTGTTTTAATGGTGCCGTACCCCTTTCCAGGAGTAAAGGTGCCGGGGCCCTCCCAAGCTAAAGGAGTGCCTCCGGCGATTCCATAGTCCTGTCCCATATGCTGGGTGGACGCACCTTTTGTTGGGGCTGTACGCTGACCAAAGGGAGATGTAATTGTGTAGCTAGGAGTCCATTCTTCACCTTTTTGTTGCCATAAAGGCTTGCGCTCTTTGCCAACTTTTAGCCGCGTTAACAGTGACCGAATTGTACCTGGATCTACGTATTTACCGTCTTTTAAAACACGTACATCAAGGTGTGGCCCCGTGGTTGGGAAAATATCCTGACCGGGAGGAGTAACGTATCCGACATCTGTTAACGAAGCCATTTAAATTAACCCTCGATGTACTTAGGTGTTTGTGCAAATGCTGCCGTCAACATCGCTGTTGGGTTAATTGAAGATTTGATTTGCGGGGTTTGACCAGAAGCGATGTTTCTCAAGATGTAATCATCTAAGTAAGACGCAGGATCTCGCTGGGCTTCTTCATCCGCAAAGATAAGAAATGTTCTTCCGCGAGCTGCTGTCTCTTGGGGCTTGGAAGGTTGTACACCCTGCATGGCCTCTGTAAAACTAAAATTATCGGGGCCGATAATTTTTTGAACATACTTGTTGGTTTCGGCGTAATGCTTACTGGCTTCAACAGCACCAGGTCCAGCGTTATAAGCTCGAAGCCCTTTTTCGTAAGCTTGTCGTAATTTGACAGGATCAGTCTCTTGCCCTGGGGCTTTACCTCCAAGGTAAGTTTTAATGTAACCTGCCATGTTTTTGGCAGCTGCATCAAGAGCTGAAATGGGGTCGTCTGGATTTACACCCCAGCCCTTGGCGGTTGCCGGCATAATCTGAGCAATGCCACGAGCACCAGCAGATGATACGGCTTTAGGATTAAAGCCAGATTCTGCTTGAATTTGACGCTCAAATACTTGAGGAAGTAGCCCGTATTTTTGGGCTTTTTGACGAGCAATCTCGCGATAGTCGGTAGGCATACGTATGGCTGAGTACGTGGCGTTAGCGGAAATCGGTTGAAAGCATAAGCCGAGTACCGACAGCAACGTCGGCAGGGCCAGGGAGCGCTTGAATAAATTCAGCGCCTTCTCGGTTGAACCGATACCGAGCTTGCTCGGGATTTCGGTAATTGGGAACATAAAGATGTAGGGCTAATCGATCCGTCTCGTATAAATAAATTGCCGTCCAAGTTTTCAGCGTGTCTCTAAAATCAGAGGTTGCAATCGTACGATCAACGTCACCGGCTATACTCTCAATACGACTACGTGGGACGGTATTATTATTCACGCTGCCAGTCATGTCAGTGCGCTTTTCAGCCTCGTCGCACCGACTGATCTGTTCGACAATTTTTGAATACCAGAACGAATCTTGGATGTTGTTGACAGCTTCCTCTAGACGCGCTTGGTCACCAGCCGGGACAGACGTAAGGTTATAACCCAGGTGCCAGCGGACTTTAGACTTGAGAAAGGTATCGAGTTGCATTACTGAAACGAAATGCGTTACAGGTACACCATCTCAGATGTACCCAGTAACACACTAGCACGCGCAAATAATTACTCGACGCGTACTAAATTTTCCTTGAAAATTTCATCCCAATCAACACGTTTAATGCCCTTAAGTTGCTCTAATCGTTGGAAACGCTCACCAGGCATTGACATCTGAAGATCTTTAATATCTCGGGCAGTTTTCAGTCCTACGCCAGGGAGACAATCAGCAATTTGCCGTGCGCTGGCAGTATTGATATTCAGTCGCGTATCAAGAGGGAAAGTTTCTTTTTTTGTCGGCTTGGCTGGATTCACACCCTCAGATTCTAGCTGAGCAGTCAGCCTCTCTTCGGTCTTAATTTGCTCAGTCGTTGCATCCAGGTGTGGAGTCAGATCCGACTCGTCAATGTAAAGTACTTCGTCTTGAGAGTCGATACACATGACGATCCCGTCGCCATGCTTAGAAATCATCTCAACCAAACCGCCGGTTACACGGTATTGATACAGCATCGTTGTAATTAAGTCTTTGCTTAGCCTACCAAACTAAACCTATACTTACAACTAAACACAAAAAAGGGGCTTCGAAAAGCCCCTTCATTTGCAGTGAGTTAGCTAATCAGCTATCAGTGCCGCCGACTTGAGAAGCAAAGTCGACAAAACCTTGAACATCAGTCCAAGAAGCAGCAGCGGCGGGACGCAGGTAGTTCACGCGGCACACCAGATATGCGGCCTTACCAGCAGTCGAATCGTCGGAGCTGATATACACACCGTCGCCAGTGATGGTGGTGTTAGTCACAGCGTTCAGGTTGTACACCTTGAACGTAGCATCCGAAGTCACCTTGTAGAACATCGAGTTGGCAGCGTCAGCAGCCACGATGCCACCGGTGGTCACCGAGGTCCAGAAAGGCAGGTCACCAGCGGTGGTATCGCTCGTACCCTGGGCGATGCCGGAGGCACCGATAGTCAGACTAGCGCTAGCGCAGGAAAGACCGTTTGCCTGGGTAGAAGGAATACCAAAGGGGTTACCAGAGTTGTCGGGACCCAGCAGCAGCACTTCGGTGTCGGTACCCAGCAGGTCAGCGGTCACAGGGGAGGCAGGGAAGCCAGCCAGACCACCGGCGGGGATGTCCTGAGCCAGGGCCAGAGACGCACCATACACATAGGAAGGGCGAGCGGCGCTAGCTTGAACCACCAGGGAAGTGCGGTTATCGCGCACCCGGTCGTCGGGACGACGGTCGGGAGAAGGAATGGTGATGTTGAAGCTCTTGTAGCTGGCCTTATCAGCCGACAGGTTGTCGATCTTGATGTAACCAATCAGTTCGTAGGCTTCAACGCCAGGCCAGCCATACACACCTTCGGTGTTGTAGGAGGACAGGCGGTTGATCTGATTGCCGGGCTGGAGAATAGCACCGGCTTCTTCTTTGTAAGCAGCCATTGTTAAGTACCTCCCTTATCACTCAGTAATGGTAAAGGCACAGGTCACGAAGTCCTTGTTCAGGTTCGCGAAACCGGCGTACAGCTGCCAAATCAGGATGATGAAGCGGCTGAAGTCGTCGTTGTTGTTGATCAGAACTTGAGCGTTCGGACCACCGATGCCCACACCCACAGCCTGAGGACCGAAGAACAGGGCAGGAGGAGTGTCGTGAGAAACAGAGCCGTCGCCGTCGTTGATGTCAACGGTGATGGACTTGCTGGGGAAGTTGGTGGACTCGAAGAACCGCACACCTTCAAACACGAAGCCGGAAGGCATCACAGGTTCGCCAGCCACGAATTGAGCTTGGCCAAACTGACCACCACCATAAATGGCGGCGTTAGGGGCCATAGCGCCCATCAGAGGATTGGGCACGCCAGCGCCAGGATAACGAGCCACTTCGCGGAAGCCCTGGTCAGCACGCAGGTCCTTCATGAAGGAAGGATCGGCGATACAACGGTAGTAACCGTCGGCAAACACGGGCACGTTGCGCTTGCGGAGGCTCTTCACAACGTTCAGAAGGTCGGTCTTAACGTTGAACTTGAAGCGCTCGGAAGCGTATTCGGTAGCGGTGTAGGTTGCCAGAGTGGTCGAACCAGTCTTGGCATGGTTGTTGGGGTAGTAGTAACCACC